CAACAGTTGTTATGGTGACAGGATTTGTGTTTGAAATGCCAGCAACACGTATAAGAGCACCAGTTAAACCTGGAGTATAGAACATTGCTTGCCAGATTGCATAAGCAACTTGATAAGGATCACCTCCACCACAGATAACTGTAAACGCTTCTAAATCCTCCTGTTCTTGTACAGAAACCAATCTATTCTGCACTCCCGGTACATTCGCCAGTAGCGTCTTGAGATATCTAGCCATCCCAGTAGAAGAGGCAAGACCAGCCGTAAAGCAACGTTCCCTGTAAACACTAATTGGTTCACCAGATTGAGAAGGTATACCAGAAACAGGATTATTGACAGTAAGTGAAACATTAGACGGAACAGATGTAATTAACTGCACGACAGTATTCGCCGCTACTGGCCATGCTCCCTGCTGAATAGCCAAAGCATATATAGGAAGTGAGGTTCCATTTGTGCCAATAATGCCACCAGACTGACAAACATACTGATAAGTTCCATCCCCAACTACAAAACCTTGACCGATGACATAGCCGGGAGTGCCAGTAAAAACGACAAAAACGGATGTATTCGTAATAGGCTGTGGATCAACACCGTAAAGAATACCGAGTTGGTTTAATAGAAAAGGATTAGCACCATAAGGAGTAACAGAATTGACAAGATCGACAAGAAAGCTGTCACTCTCAACCAATGCATAAACATCAGTGCTGGAAATATCCTCGATCAAAGAACCAGGAAGATTGGCTGTGTAGTCTGGGTTACTGGCAGCAACCAATGTGATCAAACGATTCCGCAAGTCAGCAGGAGCTGCTGGTTGCAAACCTTGAGTTGTCATTACAAGTGGGAGAATAGCCATGATTTACTCAGTCTGAGCTTCTTGTTTCTGTAGCACTCCCTCTACTACATCTACAATCTGTGTATCTGGTGAAGCGGACAAGGAAATATAATATTTTCCCCGTGCTATTTCCCATGCATCATCAATATCTTGGGCTTGTATCACATCATACCATGGTTCACTTTGAACTAACGGAGATCTATAACTTTGTTTATCTACACTTGATACTGATTCTAGAGTAATTGTAAACTGACTCATATACTTCTCCTCAGATCGGCTGTTCCGTTGGATAACCAGGGGCAGTTTGGACCCCAATTCTAGATCCGTAGTTCGTAAGAACATTGAGGTAATACGACGGAACAGGTCTACCATCATCACTATCAGCTGCTCCTTGCGCAATTGGTGCAATAGATATAATCAATGAAATAAAATACGGAGCAAATTGCTGTTGAGTTCTTATCATATAAAAATCTGGATATATTTGCATAACTACAGATGGTTCAGCAGGGATACCATAGTTAGCAAAGAATGGACTTTCACCGAGATTTAATTTACAAACTTGAGCTAGTGTCGTTAAATATACTGAATCATTAAAACCATTAGCATCAGTCGTTACAATCCACCATTTCTTGGCACCTGTTAGAACATCTCTAGTACGGCCATAGGTTCTCATCCTATGCGACCTTTAGCATTAATGACTGGGCCTTTCACAGTTGATAATTGAGCGTATGTTCCTTCATCTCCATCACCACCAACATAGATCGTATGTTTAGGTGGAACCTTAATTGTTATCTTTTTATTCTGTTGATCCACGGTTATAATATGATCTTGATCTTTACTACAGACAGTACACTTTCCATTCTTATCAAAGCTAAACTGAGTTGGGTCCTGTTGCTGTTGACCTTGTTGCTGCTGAGTACTCCCACTAGAGGATGTTCCACTCGTCGAAGCATCAAATGTCGTAGCACCTAATGTCCCAATACTAAGAGCTTGTTTTCGTAATACCTCTTGTCGTGCTCTAAAAGATGTAGTACGACTTAGTGACTGCATTGCAGCCTGTTGATTTTGTTGGTTTTGCTGATTCTGTTGATCCTGTTGTTGCTGTTGGAATGGCCCAACAATCCATCCATTGGGTCCACCCATATGGGTTAATTGATCATAATCACGATTAGGATTTTGGGTATGACTGACCGGCTGAAAAGATAGCGTCGTTAAATTACCACGTGGATAAAAGTCAGTATTGCCACCAGAATCACCAGTAACACCACCCAGATAGTAATCACTGGGCACTGCATAGCCTTTATCACCAACCTGTGTAGGATCCCTGCCATACTGCGACATAGATTGAGGGATCTTAACCGTCGGAGGTGTGAAAATACTATTCTGCGTTTCAAATGCCACATAGATAAAATCTTTATCAACTTTGACAACATGGCAAGGAATAGATTTAGCCTGACCTTCCTGATGATCAGCGGTTTGTTTCCTTGCCCACTGAGTCATCCGATACTGGAAGGGATGTTTTAGTGTGTCATAACGACCCATTATGGATTAACCTCGAAGGCTCCATTGCGGTATATCAATGTTGAATCAAACAATCCACCGACCATGCTTATGTATCTAGAAACAGAACCAACGATATTGATTTGTCCAGGATCATCTGCTAATGGAAATTCGAAAAATGTGTCATTAATATGTAGACATCTCCATTTCGCATTTAACACTGGTGGATCAAAATTTTCTAAATTGTAATCAACTATTGTTCCAGGAGTATTAAATGTTCCAGTTGAACCAATTGGAACAGGCCACAAAGGCGGAGCCACTAATTCCACAGTAACAACCCTACGTAAAGGATCATAAGTCAAATTGTTTACTCCACGCCCTGGTGGAGATTGGACCAAAGGTATCGTAAGAATCCACACTGCATTTTGATCATAAATGTTAAGATAATATCGCTGTGCAGATACATTCCATGTAATAACCACTCTATAATTCTCACCGTCTAAATTTGCTGTAAACGTCGGTGCCTGAATATTAGATGGTATAAATGGAATAATAGTAGTCATCAAGAAATGCCACGATATGGAAACCCACCACCGGGTATCCTAGGCGGGTAATTTAAATTCGGGGAAGTGTCTGTCATAAAAGCTGGAGGACCACCAACCAAAGCTCCTGGCACTCCAACATAGGTTTGTGAATTCTGTGGTTGAGCACTTTGAGCAGGGGTTTGTGGGGCATGAGTAAGTTGACCATCAGTCACTAATCCATTCGTTATTTTGGCTGTTAACTGACTTAAGGCTCCCTGCAATTCAGTCAATGCAACTAACGGCTTTTCAAAATCAAAACGCCATGCATTCTGTGGTAATGTGTTATTTGCTCGACTACTATCCGTTAAAGAAGTCATAATAAGATTTTCGTAGATATAAGCTGGAGTAGCTACAATGTAGAGACCTCCCTTATTATTGTGCTGCTCTAAAGCAGCTTTTAGAGCTGTGAATGTAATCTGTTTTTGTGTCCAAGGATTCTTTCCACGCATAGGAGTATCCATAATCACTGATAAATTCAATGGTTCACGAACAACTGCATTAGCTGCCACTGATTGATTTGCAAACGGATACTGGCCAATCTGCTGAAGAATTAACTGACCTCCTGGTAAAACGTTGAATGCAGCAAAAGCATTATCTAAATCACCAATATCTAAAGGCAAACTCAACGGTGTTCCTGGAGCCTGTCCTCCATAAATTAAATTTAGCAATGAAATTACAGCACCCGGTACCTGTGCGGCTGAGCCACCAGAAAGAAGAATAGGACAATTTTGATACGCAAGTTGAACTTGTGTATTAGGAGGAGGCATTAACCCATCCCTGCCAAAGTCATATAGATATTGGGCTGTGCGTCATTCACAACTAACTTTGGTGTCCTACCCATTTGCCAGTTATTCATAGATAAAGGTTCACGTAATCTTCTGCCTTTTGAGCCCCTATCAATTGTTTGAGGATCTACTTTATCACCAGTATTAGGAATATTCTGCTTCACGGCGTCATACCAATCATCCCAAGCCCCAGGTTTTGTTCTTGTAGGAATACCTCTCCCTTGGCGTAAAAGATTCATGCCCTGTTGGCGCAGTGACGATGCAATTGGAAAAAATCCAGGTCCAGGGCCTACACTCGTTTGCCAACCTGACCGTCCACTAGGAGTAGTGAGATTCCTCATTAAACTTTGTGCTACAATAGGAGGAACACTCGCCTGACCCGTCGTTACTTGTCCTGGTATAGCAGGAGCCGCTCCTCCAAAAGGACCACCTCCAGTAGTTGGTTGTGGTGATGGTGTTGGTGATGGTGATGGTGATGGTGATGGAGTCGGTGTTGGTGATGGTGATGGTGATGGTGATGGAGTCGGTGTTGGTCCTGGTGATGGTGTTGGCGTTGGTCCAGTTTGTGGAGTCTGTGTGTCACCAAAACCTAAATAATATTTAATCTTATTCCACAAAAAAATGAATGCATTGATAACAGCTTGAACAGCTTTATTTAAAGCTTCCATAGCAGTTCCAAACACTTTAATTGGATTCTCCATAAACTTAGCGAAAGTAGCTTTCCATTCTTCAAGCTTTTTCTTAGCATCATCACTCCCTAAATATTTTCTAGCA